AACAACAATCTATTATTCAAGAAGCTACATCATTAGCACAATTAGATGTTGCTAATCTAAGTGTTAGAGAAAGAGTCCAAGTAGAAAATGCTAAGAACTTTTTACAATATGATATGGCAAATCTAAACAATGACCAGCAATCTAGAGTTTTAAAAACTCAATTACAACAACAGAGATTACTGTCAGACCAGTCTGCTCAGAATGCTGCTGTACAATTTAATGCTACTAGTGAGAATCAAGTTAATCAATTCATGCAACAACTTGGTGCTAATATGGAACAGTATAATGCTTCTGCTCAAAATAATATGAAGCAGTTTAATGCTACTAGTAATAATTCTGCCGAAGCTAGAAGAGTTGGTAATAACTTACAAGCTGCATCATTAGATGCTCAGTTAGCTACAGATGTTTCTAAGTTTAATGCTGAGAAAGAATTTATAAGAGACCAATTTAATGCACAACAAAATACAGTAATCGCACAGTCTACTGTTGACTGGAGGCGTAAAGCTAATACTGCTGATACTGCTGCTTTTAATGCAGTTAATCAACAGAATGCTCAGAACGCTTTTAATTTATCTGCATCAGCAAATAATTTCTTATGGCAAGAACTAAGAGATGAAGCTGATTTTGATTTCAAGAGATGGGATAATGACCAACAAAGGAAGACTTCCTTACTCGTAGCTGCTTTAGGAAACGAGCAGGGTGTAAATGAAAAAGGTAAATGGGATGATAATATATCAGCTCTATATAATTTATTTAGTGCTTGGGTTGATTAATTAAAGGAGAATATAATGTTAAAGAAAATAGGTAAAAAAATAGGAAGTGCCTTTAAAAAAGTTGGCAAGAAACTTAAAAAGGGTTTAAAGAAAGTAGCAGGAAAGTTTGCTGAACTAGGACCTTTAGGTAGTATTGCATTATCTTTTGTGGTACCTACTATTGGACAATGGTTCCAAGGACTCCCTGATGGAGGATTCTTAAAGACTGTAGCAGATGGTGTATCAAGTACTGTAGGTGCAGTTAAAAATGGTGTAGGTAAAGTATTCAATAGAATTACAGACGCTGTTGAAACTGGATTAAATGGTATTGCTGCACCCTTTACTAAGGCAGGTATGAATGAGAGAGGATTCGGTAGTGCACTTAGAGATGGTATTAGTAATTTAACTGGTGGCTTCATAGAAGGTTCTGATAAATCATATGTAGTAGATGGCACGACTATAGATGTAAAAAATGCTAAAGGTAGTAGAAAGGCTGGTGGTTTGACTAAAGATGAAAGAGCAATAAATAGAAGCAACGCTAAGTTAGAAGCAAATAAATTAAAAGTAGCTAAAGATGATTCTTTAAACAACATAATGCAGGGAACTGACGAGGGTAAGACTCTATTAGAATCTGGAGATTTAAGTAGAAAACAAATGAGAGATTTAAAGAAAGTAGGAAAATTAGAAAAGGCTCAAGCTGGTGATGGATATTCCTTTACTAATTATAAAGAGCAATCATATACTAAACCAACTAAACTAAAGATAGACTCAAGAAAATGGAATAAAGAAGTAGAGCAGAAATGGTATCATTCAGGTAAAGGAAGTACAGGATATAATCCATCCCTTGACACAGGAGGTCCTGCATTCTTAGATAGTAGTACTCATGGAATTATGGAACCATCAGGCTCAGCAAATTGGAGAGAGCATGTTAGAGATAGTAAAGAATTTACAGTAGCTAAAAAAGTAGTTCCAGCTCAAGTAGCTACAAGTGCATACTTCCAGCAAGAAGAAGCTCAAGAAGCTGCTGTAAAATATGCTAAACAAGCACAATCAAAATATTTTAGTAATGTTGCTCAAAATGTTTTACAAAGACCAGTAGAACCTAATGTATCTTATTTAGATTTTAATACAAACTTAACACAAGAACAAATGTTTTTATTACAAAATTCATATAATGGTATAATCTCTGGAGGAGAAAGAAGTTATGGATAATATAGATAGACAACAAGTTCCATCAGATATGGAACAGTATATGTTTGAAGGTCCTGTTCCGGGACAATCTTTAACTAATGACCCTAGTAACAGAGCACCTTGGGAAGAAGCACCTAAGTTTACTTCTGTTAAAGATGCAAGAGAAAAAATATTTTTTGACTTAACACATCCTGATAGAATAGAAAGTGTACAAAAATTAATGATAAATAAAATTCCTGTTAATACTATTGCAGAAGTTTTATTAACTCAAGGATTCAGAGAAGGTGCTTTCAATCCAGATATGTTAATGCAATTAATGGAACCTACTATGGTTATATTAATGGCTATAGCTGAGAAATCAGGTATTAGACCTATAGTAGATGGCGAAGATAACGATAGAGATTTTGATGATGATGATGTCGGAATGCCTACTACTGACCCTAGAAATGCTGGACCAATACCTGAGCAGATGTTAAATAGAAGAAGACAGAAGCTTATGCCTAAAGGAAATATAAATCCAATGGCTGTTGGTAAAGATATTAGAACACAATTAGATAATTTAAATGTTGAAAAAGTAGAACAGAGTATATTACAAAGACCTAAACCTACTGGAGATATGAAAAGTTTATTAGACAGAGGAGAATAAGATGGCAGATGAAATAGGAAATTTAGTTTCGAATATGGATAATATGTCTTTAGAAGACATAGGTAGTTCCTTATTATCTAGACAAGCTAGATTAAATGCAGAAGCAGCAAAAGAAGCTAAGAAGCAGGCAAGGATTCAAAATGTTTTAGGATTAATTGGTGTAGGTGTAGCTATTACTAAAGATGCTAAGAAAAGAAGATTAGCTGAATTAGAAGAAAAAAAAGTATGGGAAAGAGGTGATGATGAAGCTCAGGCTTCTCAATTTAGAACTAATTCAGAAGCAGTAAAACATTTCGTTGATTTCGATAATTTAAATCTATGGGAAGGTCAAGATTACTTAAATTTTAAAAACAATCCAGAGGAATTAAAATTTTATTATGGTGATACAGATATATCAGAACTTTCTGAATCACAAGTTAGGAGTGCTTACTTACATGATAGTGATAGAATAGGAAGTATTGCCTTACAGTTTCGTGCTCCATTTGATGAAGCATTAAAAAAGAAAATGAATCCTCGTAGATATGAGGAATTTGTAGGTAGTAAAGATTATGAAAAGGTACTGGAACTTCATGGTATGGATATAGCTAATCATTATTATAAAAATGTAGCTAAGGAAGGAGAACCTTATAGACCTCAATATGAAAATTTTATTGATAACGGATTAGAATTATTTAATTTAAAAGGTCCTGATAGGGACAAATCTGCCGAAGAATTTTTAAGTAGAGCACAAGGTATAACTCCTATGGATGTTAGTAGAGTAGAAGCAGCTTATATAGATAGATGGGGAACTGAAAATTATGATAAAGGATTAATTGGTGGTGTTATTGATGGAGCTAGAAAGCTTGGAGCTTGGAAGGATGATACAACTCCTAATATGTTTGAAAGTTCAAGTAAAGCAGACTGGTTATTTAATAGAGACCCATTAGAAGGAAAATTTGAAATGAATTTATCTTCTGTTGTATATGATAGTGTTAATAATAGATTACAAGAATTTGAAAGTAATACTTTACCCGGATTAAGCCGAGAGAGTTTATTGGAATTAGAGTTACAAGTAGACGAAGATTATACACCATATACACAATATGACGATTATAAAGAACAAGGTTTACTTTCTGCTAAGAACTTTACATATAAAGCTTTGTACGGAAATCGAACCAGAGAAGAGATAACAGCTAGTGCTTTAGTTCATATGTCGGTGCCTACTTATGAAGGAGAAAATCAGACTCATAAAGGTTTAGGATGGCGTATGATTTGGAGGAGAGCTGACAGATATTCAGATGATTTAGGTGAGCTTGAACTAAAGGCATTCCATACAGACACAGCTAAATTAGCTATAGCCATGGAATTAGACCCGAAAAAATACAGACAAATCTATGGTAATATGGTAGGAACTTTAAATGGATTCGAAAGTAATGATGAATCTGCTATGGTAGAATATGATAGATTTGCTTCTGATGAACAAGGTAGAATAATAATAGCTTCTAGAATGTTAATGCGAGAAGGTTTCTATAGTGAGGGAGTTCAAGCTCATGAAGGATATGATTTCGAAACAGACACAGTTGATAGATTTGATAAATATTCTGTACCTAGAGGTTATAATACTCATAATAATATAATGGCTCACGCAGAAAATAATTATATTTATGTAGATAAAAAGGGATGGCATTTAAATAATGATGTTAAGGGAGATGGTAGTGGAGGTTGGAGTGAGTTAAGTCCTCAGAAACAAGCTCAAGTATGGCATACTACTCTTATGAATATTGGTAATCTAGAGGTAGAAAATCAGATTGATTTAGTAGATATATATAATGAGTTTACTCAAAGTATTCCTCATCCAATTATGGGTACTGTGGATGTTAATCAGTATCAGAGATGGCTAGCAGATGATTCAGCTAGAGCAGTAATATTTGGTGCTGACTTAGGACCCGATTATAATATGCCTGTAGATAAATGGTCAGAGGTTATGAATAAAAGAGGAACAATGAATCTTGATATCAATCATTGGAGTGACTCATATTATTTCCCACAAGTGTCAGTACCTAGGACATTAGGTAGTACTCAAAATCAAGGTAGTAGAAACGAATATTTAAACCGAATAAAAATGATTAAAGACTACGGGAGCCTTGAAGCTCCGGAGGTTGCTGGAAAAAAGTAGATAAGGTAGAGACAGGAGATACTAGCTCTCTACCTTTTACACCACCTGACAAATGGGCTAATGTAACTAAGGATGATATATTTGGACAAGATATCCAAAATACTCCACTATACGATGAAAATACTAGAGAGGAATTAAGTAATTACCAGAGGAGAATGAATAATGTATTTGTTTCTGCAGGCTTTGCTCCCATTCCTTTTAATGATAAAACAAATAAAGCAACTGATACTCTAATAAGCTTTATTGCATCTAATGAAAGTGGTGGTGAAAGTAATCCACTTATTGCAACCAACCCTGACTCAACTGCAAAAGGAGTTTTTCAATTTACTGATGAAACAACTAAGACAGCAGTTGTAAGACTTGTTAATAATTCTAAGTTTGGAGACTATGAAGTACCTAATGATGTACAGGTATTATATGATGAAATAATGTCAGAGGGATTAGAGGCAATAGATATTCTTAGATTATCTCCTACTTCGCAGACTTTATTAGCTTTCTCAAATTTAATAGAACGACCTGTTTCTATAGATGGTGTAAAGCAAGATGGTTTAGGTACTGAATTAATGTGGAATTATTATAGTGCAGCTCCCGGTTCTAAAGAGCAAGCCCTAGCTGCAAAAAGAATTTATGAATTAACACATCATACTGATGCAGGAAATAAGAATATGGGTCCTATTAAAAAAATAAAATATGCACTAGGTAAGGATAAGAATATTGAAAGAAATTTACTAAAATATTATCCGGGATATAAGGACTAAATATGGCATTACAAAGAGCAGGTAGTTTAACTTGGGAAGCTATTAAAAGAAATCAGCAACGAGCTAAAGAAGAAGAACTACTAGAAAAAGAAAGAAAGTTACAAGCACATAATAACTTTCTTGTCCCTGAGATTCCAGATAGAAGTCTTAAAGATACTAATACTATAGATGTCATAGAGAGCTCATTAGAAAAAAGCTCTCGTAGACCTTTAGAATCTTTAGGTAATAAAATAACTTTAACCCAACTTAAAAACGATGACGAGTTTGCTGATACAGCAGAACGATTTATGGAAAGTATTAATCGTGATGAGAACATATATGAATATCTAAGGGATGCTAATTTTAGTTTATCTTCTGCTGCACAAAGAGCTGCTGAGATGAAGAGATGGGATGAACAAACTTTACAAGATTATTCATATTTAAGAAATAGATTTAATAATGCTGAAATTGGAAACTGGAAAGAACGAGTAGGTTTAATAAAAGATTTAGGTGGTGATATTCTTCTTGACCCTCTTAACTGGCTTACTGCTTTGTTAGCACTTCCTAGTGCTGGTAGTTCTTTAGGCTTTGGTCTTTCAGCTAGAGCTGTATCACAAGCTGCTATTAATAAAGGAGTAAAGGAACTTGCTAAACAAGGAACTAAAAGATGGACTAAAGAACAAGCTGAGAAATCAGTTAAGTATGAAGCAGCTAGAAGATTTGCTAAAGTAGGTGCTGTAGAAGGTGCTGCATGGACAGGACTACATGATTATTTTATGCAAGATATTGATATTAATCTAGGTCTTCAAGATGATATAGAAGCAGATAGAATAACAAAGTCAATGTTAATGGGTGGAGCATTTGGTGGTGCTATTGGTGGGGTAGCTGGTAGATATTTAGCAGGTCCTGCATATTCTAAAACATTACAAAAAGAATTTGATTTCGCTGCAGAAGGTAATGTAGATGTATTTGTAGGTCCACTAGGCGAAAAGCCATTTTATAAAATAGGTAGTGAACAACCATCGCCGAGACAAGGAACTTTATTTGATGATGTTGAACAACCTAAACAGACTAAAGAGACTAAACCAAATCCTCGTAAAGAAGAGGCTGCAAGACATGAAACAGAATCTAGAGCTAATTCAACTGTCCATAATAAATTTAATGAAGAAGATAGTACAAACTTTTTAGATTGGAAAGAAGCCTCTGATAAAATAGGTGAGATTGGCAGTAAAGCAATAAGTCCAATGACATGGTTCTTAAGAACATTCATACAAAAACCTACACAAAAATTTGTTGATGTATTAAAAGATAATGCATCTCCGACATTAACTAATAATCTTCGTAAATTAAGAAATGATTTTGATAAAGGAATAGCACAAGGATTAGATTCTGCTGGTGGAAGTGCTAAGTTAAGAAAAGAATATGCTGATGAAATGAATCCAGATGGACCTAAGAGTCAACTTACAACTCAAAGTTATGGAGAATATTTTGGAGAACTAATTGGTAAATATCATGTAGGGTTAGAACAAACCTTTGGAGTTTTAGGATTAACTGGATGGAGACAAGTAATAACTAAAGAAACTAATAATAAGATGAAGACTTTATTACAAAGTAAAGATATTCAAGTTCTTAGACAAAGAGAATTATTATCAGACATCCGTGACCCTAACCCAAGATATGGAAGATACACAGGTGAAGAACATATATTAGTTAATATGGGTTCAAAAAAAGGGAAAGCTAATTGGCAGAAAGTAGAGATTGGTTATAATCATAATGGTATTGAATTAGATAAGAAAATGTATTTTGGTTATACGAGATTAAGAGGATTATATGATGATGTTTACGATAGAGCAAAGATGGAAGGACTATTTAAACAAGGTGGTCCACAAAGATTAGGTTACTTCCCTAGAAAATTTAGTCATAGTGCTATACAAAAAAATAGAGTAGGTTTAGAAAGACAAATAGTAAAAGCTAACCATGCTAATCCTAGTAATGAAATAGAAACATTTAAAGATTTTGTTCAAAAAGTTGGTGATGAATGGGTGGATGTAGGTGAGGCAGCTCATAGAGCTTCTAAAGGAAGAGACTGGAATCTTTTTGCAAATCTTAGAGAGACTGGTTCAAATTCTTTTGAAGAGCTTGCTGCTAGAAAATGGTTCTGGGACACTTTAAGTAAAGGTCAAAGAAAAAGAATTTCTAGTAGTACAGAAGTTAAAGCTTGGTTAAAGAAAAATGATTACAAAGGTAACGAAGCTTGGAAACAATCTTGGAGATATCTAGTAGATAAGATAGATGATAAAATGGATATTAATACAAATATTAATGGAGTAAAAACTAGAATATCTTTTGGTAAAGAAAGCCCTTATAATTATCTTACAAAGAAAACTAATGAAACTGTAGACTTATATGAATATGCTAGAAGACTTAAAGCTAGACATATCGTAGATGACATGTTAAATAAAAGACATGTGCCATATGAATTACAAGGATTAAATAAAAGATATGGAGAAAGTTCAGGATTCTTACATACTAGAGTATTTAATAGAATACCTGATAGTTCATTAGATGAATTTGTTGATACTGATGTTATGAGAGTATCACAAGATTATTTTAATAATGCTTCACAAATATTGGCTAGGTCTAGATATTTTGGTAATAATATTGATGACTTGAAAAAAGATATCTTTGAACCTATTAGAAGAGAATTAGAATCTTCTGGTATGAGTGCAGATGAAGCTTCTAAAGTTACTGGTGACTTTATGAAAATGATTAGTAGAGTTACAGGAGTAGACCAAAGTCATAGAAATAGTTGGTTTGCTAGAACACCGGCTGGTAGAAGGACCGGAGATATATTAAAGTTATCTCAACAAATGGCTCATTTACCATTAGCTACACTTTCTAGTATAACTGAACCTATGATTCTTTTAACTAGAGATTTTTCTACTGATACAGCAAAAACTATTGGTAAGTCTTTAGTTAATGAAGGTGGAAATATAATGTCTCGTACTGTAAGACATGTACAAATGGGCAGAGGAAAAGTCTTACAAGGTAAAAGAAGTTTAAAACATTTAGGTGTTGAAGAGGATGCTGGAAAATATAAAATATCTCAGGTTTCAGATGATGACTGGTTTGAATTATATAAAACTGGATTAGCTTTAGAACAAACTGTTATGGAAAGAATTGAAGGATTAGCTGGAGAAGCTTTACATGGTAGTGGAATGAAGTCAGCACAGAATTTCTTTTTTAAATCTAACCTACTAACTCAATGGACAAGAGCTGTTCAACTTGCTTCTTATACTACAGGTAAAAGAATTATTAGACAGCATTCTAGAGCTTTGGCTACAGGTAGAACTGACTTAGGAAATAAATTAAGTTCTGGTAGAAGAAAATTAATAAATGAGGAATTAAGAGATTTAGGTATTGAACCTAAAGAGGCTGCTACTTGGTGGAATAATAGTTTAAATAAAGCAACTGGTCAGTTTGATGAGAACTTATCTAAAGGTATAACAGGAAAGTTTGAAATAGGCGAAGGAAAAATATTTTTACAGAATGCACAATTCTATCAAAAAATGAATCGAGGTGGGAATAGGTTTGCAAAAGAGATTATTCTAAACCCAAGTGTCCAAGAAGCTAATAGACCATTATGGTTCTCAAATCCTAATGCTCAGTTATTAATGCAATTTGCTGGTTACCCAACAGTATTTACTAATACTATTTTGAAAAAATTTGCTAGAGATATAGCTAAAGATGGAAGCAGAAAAGAAATGTATAGAACTGGTAAGCTTTTACCTACTGTTTTCATGATGACTGCAGTAGCTCATGTAGGTAATGAAATCAGAAGTAATGGTAAAGCTAAAATAGACTATGCAACTGGAGAAGAAAAACCTACTCGTTCTGTAATAATGGATGCATGGAGAAGATGGGGTGGCTTAGGTCCTTTTGATTATACTGCAAGATTTGCAGACCAACGAGAAAGAGGAATGGGATTACCTACTGAGATATTAAAATCTATTGGTGGTCCTCTACCCCAAGATGTAATAGACATGATTGCTTATCGTAAAGGTTTTGCAGAAGTAGGTGTAAGTAATCTTCCTTATTTTCAGTTATATGATATATTCTTTGGTGAAGGTACTAAAGCTAAACTAAGAAAGGTAGCAAGAGGTAGTAGTGGTAAAAGTAAAAAATCAAAACGAAAGAAAGATAGGTATGGATTTGATAAAGGTGGTTTAGTTTATAATGTTCCGAATGTAGTAAAAGAACCTGATGAAAGGATTGACAAATTGACAGGTAAACGCTATAATAACAATATAGCATTTTTAGAGGATGAAGAAGATAGAGCTTTAAAAGGTCAAATGGAAGGGCTAGGATTAAGAGAGCCTTTTGTAGTAGGTGGTTTAGTACAATCTTTAGGTAAAACAGTACAAAAAGGTGTGTCAAGAAAGTCTGCTGTAAATCTAAGAACTCGTTATTTAGACCCAGAGTATTTAAAAACTTTAAAACGCAAATCATCTAAGGCTGCAGAATCTTCAAAGTTTAATGTACGAGCTGACGATGTATATGAGATGCTAACTCATGGTCATATAACTGTAAAAGAGGCTAGAACATTATTAAGAGATTATGGATATAGAAGATATACTATTGAAAAAATAATGAGAGGTTTTAAAGATGTCGATTACAAATTAGGCGATGATTTTGTAACTTGGAGTGATGATTTATGAACATAGATAAATGTAAAGAACAAATTAAAAGACATGAAGGTGAAGTCCTAGAAATCTATTTAGATAGTTTAGGTTATAAAACTTTAGGAATAGGACATTTATGTCAACCACAGGACCCTGAATATAATTGGGAAGTGGGAACTGCTGTAACTCAAGAAGTAGTTGATATGTATTTTGATAGTGATTTTTCAAAGCATGTTGTTGAAGCAATAGAAGTTGTAGGTAAAGATGAGTTTAGAGATTTACCAGATGCAGTAAAAGAAGTAATAGTTAATATGTGTTTTAATTTAGGTGGTACTAGATTATCTAAATTTAAAAATATGTTAAAGGCATGTAGAGAACACGACTGGAAAAAGATGGCTGTTGAAATGGAAGATAGTAAATGGTTTAAACAAGTAGGTCGTAGAAGCATTGAGTTACAAGAAGTAATCTTAAGTCAATGATGGTCTTATATACTGAGGACCAACTTGAAGCTGCCTATAATAGTTATAGGTTACATCAGTTAGGACAAGGTGTAGGATTTATGCAATTAGAAGATTTTAGAATACTATTTGAAGATTTAATGCAAATAATATACGAGGAATAAAATGAAAAATATATTAAAAAATATCGTAGGTGCTGTAGCCCCAACATTAGGAACTGCTTTAGGTGGACCTATGGGTGGCATGGCAGCTAATATGATAGCAGATGTTTTAGGAGTACCTAATAATCCTAAAGCTATAGAAAAAGGATTAGCAGAAGCTACGCCTGAACAGATGCTAGAGCTTAAGAAAGCTGAACAAGCTTTTGATATTCAAATGAAAGAGCTTGAAGTAGATGTATATAAATTAGAAGTTGCAGATACACAAGATGCTCGTAGTAAATTTGGTAAAGATTGGACTACAAGGATTATGGGTATGGCAACTATTGGTGGCTTCTTAGCTTACATTTTTTTAGTAACACTACAACCACCAGAGCAAAACTCTGAGGCACTTATTAATCTTGTATTAGGTTACTTAGGTGGTCTAGCAAGTGCTGTAATATCATTTTACTTCGGAGCATCACAGGGTTCTAGTAAAGACGATAAGTAATGTCTGATATAGTTGCAGTAATAACCGAAGTCGGTTTTCCTATTGCAGCAGCCCTAGGTTTAGGGATGTTTGTATGGAAACTTATCAATAGAATTATTGATGGTATGGAAACTAAACTAGATACATTAGATGAGAAAGTTAAAACAAGTTTAGATACAATGGAAGAAAGAGTATCTACTAAATTAGACACTCAGTATGGTATTATTGTAAGCTTAATTGATAGGATAAGAGCCATGGATAATCAGAGCATTAGACAAGATGTTCTTTTAAAAACATTATTAGGTGTACCAAGTATGATAGATACAGAGAAAATAGCAAAGGCAGATAGAGATGACCAAAGAAAAGATTGATAATATTTGTTATGGATGCATGGCATTCTGGAGTATATTAGTTATGTTTATTTCAATACATAACTTATCGGCAGATGAGATGGTACATAAATTTAAAAGTCCTAGCTTTAGTGGTATAGGAACTTCTGCACATTATCTTACAATAGAGAACCAAGAGCATTTAAGAAAAATAACTATTAAAGAAGAGATTCAAGCTCTAAAGGACCAGATAGAAAGAGACAAAGAGAATACAACGCTTGCAAGATTTATAAGAAACTTAGAATCTAGAATATACGCACAGCTATCAAGACAGTTAGTAGAAAATTTATTTGGAGAAACTCCTAGTGATAGTGGTATATTAACTTTAGAGGGCAATACAATCGAGTATAGTGTTGTCGATGGAATAATAACTTTAACAATTACGGATTCAGATGGTAACACTACGACTATATCTTTGCCTATCGGTAGCTTTACTTTTTAGTGGCTGTGCAGTTTTAAATAATAACAGCGATTTAGTTTTAACAAAAAAGATACAGACACCTACAATTTTAGAATTACAGTCTAAAGAATTGTATGAATTACCGGCTGCCAAACAAAGACCTATCATTGCAGTATATGCAAATAGCTTTCAAGATTTAACAGGACAAAGAAAAAGCAATAGCAGCTTTGCTTTATTTAGTACAGCAGTTACTCAAGCACCAGAAGCTTTACTTATAAGAGCTTTAAAACATGCTGCTAACGGACAATTTTTTAGAGTTGTTGAAAGAGTAGGATTAGATAATCTTACCAAAGAACGACAACTAGTAAGGTCAACCAGAGAAAATTTTGAGGAAGATGCAAAGCTTCAACCTTTATTATTTGCAGGTCTTATAATACAAGGTGGAGTAATTAGCTACGACACAAATATTGAAACTGGTGGTGTTGGTGCTAGGTACTTAGGAATAGGTAGTAGCAAGCAATACAGGGAAGATGTAGTAACTATATCATTAAGATTAGTTTCTGTATCGACTGGTGAAATATTAATGGAGACTACAGTTTCTAAAAATATTTTATCAACAAGCATCTCTCAGGATGCATTTCGTTTTATTGAAATGGGCACCGAGCTCGTGGAAATAGAAGGGGGTATAGCTGAGAATGAGGCTGGTTCTATAGCTTTGCAAAAGGCAATAGAGTCAGGTGTATTTAATTTAATTGAAATAGGAATAGAAAGAGGGTATTGGGAATATGAAACATTTGAAATTAATGAGCCTAGTTGTGATGTTGACTGCATTGACGACATACGGGGCTGATAACGAAATATATATTGACCAGTCAGGAGACACAGCTAATATAGATTTAGAACAATTAGGTTCTGCTAATATTATAGGTGGCTTACAGTCTACAGCAGGTAATATGACACCATTGGATTTAGATGGTAGCACTTTAACTCTTGACATTAACCAAATTGGAGATAGTAATAAATTCTTAGGAGATATCTTAGGAGATAATATTACAGCTTGGTTTGAGTTTGATGGCAACAGTAATGAATTTACTATACAGGTTGACCCGACTGATACCTATGGTGCAGATAGTTCAGACTTTAATGTCGATGTTACTGGAGATAGTAATGACTTTACATTAGATGTAGCAACAAGCTCTATGGCAAGTAATACTGACTTAGACTGGATTATTAATGGAAGTAGTAACACATTAGACTTTGATATAAATTATGATGGTGGTACTTCTTATGTTGATGTTGATGGAGATAGTAATACTGTTACCTTTACAGGTAGTGGATATGCTGGTGGTTATTTTTATCTTGACCAAACTGGCGATTCAAGAACTTTCAATATACAACAACTGAGCACTTTAGATAATGACTGGCTTAAAATTCAATCGACTGGCGATTCTGGTACTGTTTGTGTTATCCAAAACGATGGTGGCACAAGCGTCGGATGCTAGTATAGGAAATATAACTGAGTTAAAAGGAGAAGGCAGAGTAGTAAGGGAACAAGCTCCTTATGATGCTGCCTTATCTTTAGATATAGAAAGCTATGATAATGTAGAAACTTCTAATGGAAGGATGGGTATTACCTTCCTTAACAATACACAAGTTCGCTTAACAGAACATTCAGAATTAGTTATTGACGAATTTATATATGACCCAAATCCATCTAAATCTAAGATGGCTCTTCAATTTACTAGTGGAACTGCAAGGTTTATCACAGGTAAATTAAATAATATTAATAAAGAAAACATATCTATTAGTACGCCAAGTGCTAATGTTTCTATTAGAGGAACAGACTTCACCTTAACAGTTAATGAGCTAGGTGAATCTTTAATTATATTATTACCTAAAGCAGATGGTACCCCTAGTGGAGAAATCTTAGTAGCTACAGGAGCAGGAGAAGTAATTCTCAATAGACCTTATCAAGCTACGACAGTTTCTATGTTTGAGACTGAACCATCTAAACCAGTTATATTAGATATAACTTTAAATTTAATAGACAATATGTTAATTGTCAATCCACCGGAGGAAACAACAGATGTTTCTGGACAATATTCAGAAGCTGGTAGTAGTAATATACTTGATGTCGACTATCTTGAGTTTGAAGACCTTGATGTAGACTATCTTGTAAGTGATGATTTAGAATTTACAGAGTTAGATATAAATTATTTAGATGTAAATTTTCTTGAAGACCTTCTTGATATTATTGAAGATATAAATGAACTTGACCAAACAGAAACGATGCTTCAAGCAGACCTAGACTTGAAAGGCACATCTATGGGTTTTGATTCTAATACTCAGGTTAATACTTTTACTACTGATAATGTTCTTACATTTTTAAAATCATTAGAAGATACTATAAGATTAGATTTAGATAAGTCTGCTTCTTATACTGTTATCTTAATACAGAATGGAAAGAGCACACAGATTTTAGTCAATGGTGGAAGTTCCTCAACTATAAAAATTAAACAAAGTAATTAAAATGAAATGGGCAATTACATTATTAGGGTTACTCACACTACCATTACTATTTAATTTTGGTCCTCTAGAAGTATTAAGACTTAAAACTTTTGATGCTCTTGTTACAACTCCAGAACCTAGTGGCTATTTTACAATACTTAATATAACAGAAGAAGATGTACAAGATAGAGGTGGCTATCCTTTTCCAAGACAGGACTTAGCTGAGATACATATAGACCTTTTAAATGAAGGAGCAACAGGAGTAGGATGGGTTATCCTTTTTCCACAGGCAGATAGGTTTGGTGGTGATGAAGCTTTTGCTGAGGCATTAAAATATAGAACAAGTATATTAGCTATGCCTGAATTTAATAATGGTATTTACCCAGAAACTCATGGTACTGTTATACTTGGACCGGATGTAAACTTACCTAAAGCTTCCGGATTTTTAGAGAACATAGAAGAACTTACAGAGGTTGCAAGTCAAGGTGCTGTATCTGCACAAGTAGATGTAGATAATCTTATAAGAAGATTACCTTTATTACAGCAAACACCAGAAGGATGGGTGGCTTCTTTTGGTACAGAAGTTTTAAAAGGATTGGTTGAAGGTACAACTTATCAAATTAAAACAAATGAAAATGGTATAGAACAAATAAGAGTTAGAGGATTACCTCCTATATCTACAGATAGTTTAGGTCGTAAGTGGATTAGCTGGGTGGACACACCTCAAACTACATTAGAAGAAATGAATGTAGCAAATAAGTTTGTATTTGTTGGAGTTACTGCTGCTGGTGTAATGCCACAATTAGCTACACCAAATGGATTACTAGAGCCTCATAAGATACAAGCTGCTCTTGCAGAAAGTATTTTGATTGACTCTCCTTCTATACCCGACTACAGATTATTTGTTGAATTATTTATATTATGCTTATCAGGATTATTAATAGCTTTCGTAATAAATTATTTTGGTATAACCTTGGGTTTATTCTTAGCCGGAATGTCAATGCTATCGATAACTGGGGCAGGTTATTATTTTATATCGCTAGGATATTTAATTGATGTAACATGGAGTTTAATAAGTATGACACTTATTGCAACTCAACAATTCTATTTAAACTTTAGAACTCAATTCAAACTCAGACAACAAATTAAAAAACAATTCGGAACTTACTTGTCTCCTGATATGGTTGCCATGCTTCAAAAGAATCCAGAGCTTTTAAAGTTAGGTGGAGAAAGAAAAGAAATGACATTCCTCTTTACAGATATCATGGGCTTTACTCCGGTATCAGAAGTCTTTAAAAATAATGATGACCCCGAAGGCTTAGTAGAATTAATTAATACTTATCTGGATAAGATGACAAAGATTATACTAGCTAATGGTGGGACCATTGATAAATATATGGGTGATTGTATCATGGCTTTCTGGAATGCTCCTCTACCTTGTGAGAATCATGCAGAGTTAGCAATTAAATCTGCTATAGAAATAGAAGAAGCTACATTAGAACTCAACAAACAATTTAAAGAACAAGGTTTAGACTTACCACCTATCAATGTAGGAACTGGTGTCAACTCTGGAACTTGTATTGTTGGTAATATGGGAAGTGAAACTAGATTTGATTATTCTGTTGTTGGGGATGCTGTAAACTTATCAGCTAGATTAGAAGCAACTGCTGGTAGAAATGATTACAAACAATGGAAGATTATTATATCTGAATATACTAAAGAGTTAGCAGAAGATTCTTTTGATTATGAAAAGATAGATAGTATCTTAGTTAAAGGTAAGTCAGAACCTATAACAATTTATTTCCCAAAACTCTTGACAAATAAGCAGTAGACTATATACTATAATAAGAGTGTGCGAAAGGTCGGCACTCATGAACTTGCTTTAACAAGGAGTTAATATGACAAACATAAAAGCATTTGGACAATTCAGTCCGTTCTCAGTTGGGTTTGATGAAATGTTTAATACATTACAAAGAGCATCAATACCTAAATCAAACTATCCACCTTACAATATTCTTAAAAAAGGTGAGACATATTTTATTGAAATAGCAATGGCAGGATTTAGTAAGTCCGATATTGATATTGAAATAGAAGATAATACTTTAACTGTATCTGCATGCTATGGAGATAGAGAAGATGATATAGAATTTATTCATAAAGGAATTTCTGAAAGGGAATTTTGGAAATCATTTGCTCTAGCTGAGTATGTTGAAGTTAAAAAAGCTAAGGTTGCTGATGGAATATTACTTATCGAACTAAGTAAAAACATTCCAGACGAGCAAAAGCCTAAGAAAATTAAAATTTCTGGGTAAAAATAGCTAAATGCTATCAGAGCCACACACAAGCTCGTGGTTGAATTTTATGTCTTTCTGGACATAAGGTATTACTTAACAGCTCTTCGTTCAACCACGGGCATTCTGTGATGTCGTTTTTCAATTAGTCAGTCATTTTCCTAGCATTTATATGATTTTCTATATCAGAGTGTATCGCATCTAATTTTGCTGTACCTTCTCTCATAATTACCTGTAATAATTCATACTCATACTTCTTTAAAAACTTTTTTAACTTAGTAATATCAGTTGTAGTTCTTTCTGTTATTAATTGTCCTGACTTATTGTATAGGAATTTATATCCTAATAGGACAGCTTCCTTCTTTTTCATAATTGTTTCCTTAATTTAGTTGTACTAAAATTGTGTTTTCTTTTATTGTAATAAACATCTATACCTCTTTGCTTACAGATATCTCTACCAGTAAATAGTTCTTCTTTATATTCTTCCCCAATTATTCTCACATCAATAGGTAGTGTATTAAATATATCTTCTAATTCTTTTTCTGTATGATATACTATTGTATCATCTACCCACTTAACAGCTTTGACTTGGAGTTGTCTTTCAACAATACTTTGAACTGGCTTATGTTTGTTAGGTCTATCAGTTGAGGGGTCTGTTTGTATAGCGACTAATAAATAATCACAAATCTCTTTAGCCTCTTCAAACATTACAACATGTCCTGCATGAAGTAAATCAAAAGCACCACATGTTATTCCTCTAATCATCATCTTCACTTAGACTAGCAAATGATATGGTATCTTGTCTTCCTCTAAGACCTGCCTTCATATAAGTTGTAGCTCTTCCTTCAAAGAAGTTCTGATGTTCTACTCCCATAACTTCATCAATCCATTCTAACGGATTTTCTCTTTGGTCATAGTTTGTTTTCAATCCTAATTGAAGTAGTCTTCTATCAGCTATGTATCTATTATAAGCATACATATCTTTCTTAGTTAATCCCGGCAAGTCTCCCATCTCAAATACTAAATCAAGAAACTTATCTTCAAGCTTAACCATCTGTCTACAGATTTCATATATCTCTTTCTTAAAATCATCAGTCCATATATCTGTGTTCTCTTTTATAAATTCTCTAAAGAGTTTAGTCATAGCTTCAACATGTAATGATTCATCACGAATAGAATAAGTAACTATCTGTCCCATACCTTTCATCTTTCCAAATCTTGGGAAGTTTAATAGGATAGCAAAGCTACTAAATAATTGTAGTCCTTCTGTAAAAGCTGAATAGACTGCTAAAGTTTTAGCAATATTTCTTTTGTTAGATTTAGTTGGTTTAAACTTACTAACATAATCATGCTTGTCTGCCATCTCTTCGTAGTCAGCAAAAGCTTTATACTCTATATCAGGCATCCCTACTGTATCAAGTAATAAACTGTAGGCATGTTGGTGTATTGATTCCATATTAGCAAATGAACTCATCATCATTCTTGCCTCTGGTTTTTTAAACATAGGCATATACTTATCTATATATCCACTAGCAACATCAACATCAGATTGTGTGAACAGTCTGAATATTTGAGTAAGTAAATTCTTTTCTACATCTGTAAGTTCTTGCCAGTCTTTTACATCTGTGTGTAGTGGTACAGATTCCGGCATCCAATGCATTTGATTCTGTAATACATAGTAATCAAACATCCATGGATATTCAAATGGTTTATAGTAATCTCTCGTTCCCAATAAGCTCATGGTAATCCTCCTGTAATGTTTTTAATTTTTCTTTTGCTTCTGTATATTTACTGAACACTTGTTCCACACTTTCTACTAAGTTAGGATGGTCAGCAACTCCTGCTGAGTTTGTAAAGTATAATTTTAAATTAACTTTAGCTTCTTGTAACTCAGCTTTATATTTTAATATCAACGCTTCGTATAATTCCTTATTCATAATTCTCCTTAGCCTTCACAGGCAATACATTCCACTTCATCTAACTTTATTCTTGGAACTTTAATATTTACATTCTCTACATTTCTAGCTGCATTAGACCTAAAGTAGTAGAGTGATTTAAGTTTATTCATACCATACCAATGAACATCATTAACATACTGCATATATTCATCATGTATAGATTGTTCTTCTGTTGCTTTAGGTAAAGTAAAGAACAGATTAACTGACTGTGCTTGGCATATATATTGTTGTCTTTGATACGCATGTTCAACTACCCATATCTGATTTAATTCATTAGCTGTTTTAAATATTTCTTTCTCTTCGTCAGTAAGAATATCAAGATGTTGAACTGAACCTTCTTTAGCTGATATGTCTTTCCAAATTTCTTCAAGTTCTTTTACCTTTAATCCTTTTGACTTTAATATTTTTTCTAAGTATTTGTTTTTAACTTGGTAACTACCTGATAAAGTTTTGTGTGTATATGCATTAGCACGATAAGGCTCAATGCTAGGGGAAGTCCCACTACAAATAATCCCAGAGCTAGCATTAGGAGCAATAGCAAGGAGGTGAGCATTACGCTTGTGCCCACGAGGTAGGTCAGGACATTCACCCCGTAGTTCAGAAAGTTTCCTAGTAGCATCATCGGCATTTGTTTTGATGTGCGAAAACGCTTTATGATTAAAGCTAGTGGCAAATAAACCTTCAAACGATATATCCTTAGACTGTAAGTAAGCATGGAATCCCATTGCTCCCAAGCCCAACGACCTTTCCCTATAAGCAGAGTATGCAGATTTTGCATAACCTTCTTTACCTTCTCGTATATAATTTTTAAACCTTTTAAAATTTGCACCATAACCTCCTAGCTGTGATGTGTCTACTGCATTCTCAATATAATGTTCTATTACATTGTCAAGCATAGTTATTAAATCTTCAATGAACTGAGTATCTTTGGACCAATCATCAAAGTATTCTAAATTAACAGAAGATAAACAACATACTGCTGTCCTTTCTTCATTGGTAGCAAGAGTTATCTCTGAACATAAATTACTTTGTCTTATCTTTAATCCTAAATCTTGTTGTTCTTTAGGTAAAGCATCATTACATGTGTCTATGTTTATCATATAAGGCTCACCTGTTTCTGCTCTAGCATTTATTATCTGCCACCATAAATCTCTAGCATTAATTATCTTAACAGCCTTATTAGTTTTAGGGTCAATCAATCTCCAATCTTCATCATTCTCTACAGCTTGTAGAAAAGAATTAGTTATGTTAATTCCATTGTGTAGATTTAAACATTTTCTATTTATATCTCCACCAGATTCTTTACGCATGTTTATAAACTCTTCAATCTCTGGGTGAGATATATCTAAGTATGCTGCATAACTTCCTCGTCTTGTAGTGCCTTGATTAAAGGCTAGCATTTGTGAATCTACAACATGCATGAAGGGGATTGAACCAGTAGAACGACTACCATGAGTAGTAGGTATACCATTACTCCTAACATCTCCCCAATATCCACCAATACCTCCACCTGAACTTGCCAACCATATATTCTCGTCATAGTGAGAAGATAAACCATCCCTACTATCAGGAACATAATTAAGGAAGCAACTGATAGGAAGCCCACGAGTTGTTCCCCCGTTACTAAGTATAGGAGTGCTAAACATGAACCAACAGTTGGAACTGTAGCTATAAAGTCTTTGAGCCATTTCATAATCTGTTTTCCCCTTATATGTTGCACCAAAAACTGATGCTCTTGCGAATGCTTCTTGGGCATGTGTCTCACCATTCCAGAAGTATCTATCTTTTAATGTATCTAAACTGAATTTATCAAATTCGTTTTCCTTATCATAATCTATTTCTATTCCTAAGTATTGTTTCTTTCCAATCTTATCTTCCAACATCATTGTCATTCTCCTTTTTGTCATGTATGTCTAACATTATTATAGCATAATGTAATATCTTCATCAAATCTTTTCTATTATATCCATCTTTATTACCATATCTTTTAGCATACTTCATTATATTACCCATACAAAAACCTTCTCCATGTCCTGAATCTATAATTACATCTGTTGCCTGATATTTATCTGACGCATAATGTTCTGAATAAGTCTCATCAATATAGTCTTGTAGTTCTTCTACTAACATATCTTCATTAAATTTATACATCATTTAAAATGCCTCCCTTCAACCCAAGCTACTAAAGTTTTTCTAGTGCCGGCTGTTACTGGTGTTACTCTATGTAATAAGAACGAAGGGAAAATTAAAATAGTTCCTTTCTTTCTTAAAGAATCTTGTGGTAATGCTGAACCTGTCCCATCATTTAATTCAAAATTACCACCCTCATATTCACTACCATCTGAAAGCTGAACAGTTATACTTAGCTTCCTATGGAAAGCATTAGGAGTTTCAATGAATGTATCAATGTGCCAATCATAATAG